ATGAAAATTAAGTATGAATTCCTGACAGGAGAAGCAGTGGAGATTGAAGTGTCGGAAGCAATCGGCAAAGTGCTGATTGGAATTGACAAGGAAGCCCAAAACAGCGACCGGAGGGAAAGCCGCCGGCATAATTCGATTGACGCTTTCGCGGAGTTGGGTGTTCAATTTGCAACTGCCGACGAAGAACTTGTTGCCTCCATCGAAGCGCGGGAGACAAAGGAAGCGCTACGCCAGGCGCTCGACAAGCTGCTTCCCCAGCAACGCAAATTGCTTCAGATAATTTACTTTGGCGACCAGCAGACTATAGCAGATGTTGCTAGGGAGGAGGGGGTTACTGTATCAGCCATTAGTCATCGCTTGGATCTGATTTATAAAAAACTTAGAAAGCTATTAAACCAAAATCAATAACCGAAACCCTTGTCAAATCTATGTTTTTTACTAATTCCACAATTTACTATAAAAAACTTTAGAAATAGACCCTCAACTTTTGCCGTTTTCGTGGCTATAAGGTAGAGGCGCTTTTACGCCTCAAAACACAACGAAAGAGGTGAAACGATGGAAATTTGGATTGAGGGCGTCCAGATTAAAATTCCCAAAGGCAGCAAGCTCAAGTCCATTACGTTTTCAGAGCCAGACGGCAAGGAGGCAAAAAGAAAAGCATTGGAACTAGTGGACAAGCTGTTCCAGCCGCTGCTCCGCGAGGGCCAGCAGCAGTGCGACTGAACAGCGTCAGAGTCCAGCAACTTTTTGTCGAGTATGAAACCAACCCATGCCGGGTTGCCCGGCAAACGGGAATCAGCCGGGGCGCACTGTCAAACGCACTGGCCGGCCGACGAACCGTAGGGAAAAAACTGTTGGCCGGGCTAATCCGGGCTTTTCCCAGTGAAACCATTGAAACCTTAACACTTCCCGAAAGGCAGGTGGTAATTTGAAATTTGTGTATGTTTGCTCTCCCTTGCGGGGAGACATAGAGACCAATGTCCGGCGGGCGCACGGCTATTGCCGGTTCGTCATCCAGAAAGGAGCGTTGCCGCTGGCGCCACACGCCATATTCACCGCATTTCTGGACGACACCATACCCCAGGAGCGGCAACTGGGAATGGCCCTTGGTATTGAACTCTTGAAACGCTTGGACGAACTCTGGGTGTTCGGCAAAAGAATCACCGAGGGCATGCGAGCTGAGATCGAAGTGGCAGAAAAACGGAACATTCACATTCGATACTTCGACGAGCGCTGCGAAAAGAGCTACCCGCACTCGGATACATGATCAAGCTATATCCTCATCAGGAAAAGAGTCTATTCGAGACCAGAGGTAAAAAACGGGTGGCCTATTACCTGGACATGGGGCTTGGTAAAACGTTCGTCGCTGGTGAAAAGGCGAAGGAACTGGACAAGCCGGTCCTGGTCGTGTGCCAGAAATCCAAGATCGACGACTGGAAGGAGCATTTTCAGATCCACTATCCGCTCCCGGTATCCGTGATCAACTATGATCTGGCCTGGCGGCGGAGCGAGTATCTCAACTGGGCGGACTTTACGCTGATTCTGGATGAATCCAGCCTGATTAAAAACGAAACGGCCAAACGCACCAAGTATGTTCTGAATCTGAAGCCAGCCAACGTCATCCTGCTATCCGGGACGCCTACGGGCGGCAAGTACGAAGAGTTATGGAGTCAGTGTCGTTTGCTCGGCTGGAACATATCAAAAAAGCTGTTCTATGACCACTATGTCATTACCGAAAAAATCGAGGTAGGCGGGTTTCCCTTAACCAAGGTGGTCGGATATAAAAACGTCGACCGGCTGAAAGCCAAGCTGCGTCAGTACGGCGCTGTGTTTATGAAGACCGAGGAAGTATTCGACCTGCCGGAACAAGTGGAAACGGTGAGCAAGGTTAAGGCGACCAAAGAATACCGCCAGTTTAAACGGGACCGGTATCTGGCCCTTGACACTGCGGAACTGGTCGGCGACACGCCGCTAAAACAACTGCTCTACCAACGGCAGCTCTGCGGCCAGTACAACAAACATAAACTGGCTGCCGTGCGCGATCTGCTTGACTCGAACAACGACCGGGTCATCATCTTCTATAACTTTACCGCCGAATTCGAGTTGATTAAGACCTTGACCGACCGGCCGATCAGCTATATCAACGGGACCGGAACCGATCTGGCAAATTACGAGACCCACGTGAACAGCATCACTTGCGTCCAGTATCAGGCCGGGGCAATGGGGCATAATTTGCAACTCAGCAACATCATCATCTATTTCACGCTACCGCTGAGTTCAGAGCTATTTCAACAGTCGAAGAAACGGATTCACCGTATCGGACAGAGCAGAACCTGCTTTTACTACTACCTTTTAACCGAGAAATCGGTGGAAGAAAAAATACTCAACGTGCTGAAAGAGCGCCGGGACTTTACCGACGCGCTATTTAAGGAGGAGGCCGGTTGACGGAAAAACAGTTTCAGGACAAGGTCATTGCCTTCCTGCGGTCTCAGAAGATTTATCACGTGAAGGTATGGGGAGGCGGCTACCAGACAGCTGGCATTCCCGACATACTTTGCTGCATCCGGGGCAAATTCATCGCCCTGGAACTGAAGACCGAAAAAGGCAAGCCCACGGTACTGCAAAAATACAACATCTTCAAAATCCAGGAGGCGGGAGGATACGCGCGTATACTTTGCCCGTCGGAATTTGAAGGCTTCAAAAGGCAGGTGCTGACCGGTGCGATTTAGCCACAGCAGAGTCAGTACCTTTGTTCAGTGCCCGTATAAATTCAAGCTTCGCTATCTGGACGGCCTGGAAACCATCCAGGACCCGGCGGCGGACAATGGCCTGGTGATCGGCAAGGCCATGCACATGGGCATTGAGGAGGGTATACCGGCGGCGGTGCGGTGGTATGCCGAGCAGTTTAGCATCCTTACCGACCTTCATATCCATGAGATTATCAAGCTTGAAATCCTGCTGCCGAAGGTGAGGGCGCTGATTGATTACGACGTGTCCACCTTTGAACTGGAAGTTAAGACCAAAGATTTCGTCGGCTATATCGACCTCATTGTCAAAAATGGTGATGGTACGGTCGACATCTTCGATTTTAAGTATTCAAATAACATGGACCGATATCTGGAATCCGAGCAGCTTCACCTGTACAAGTACTACTTGGAAAAAGTCCACCGCCTGAAAGTGGGCCGCCTGGGATATATCTTTATCCCCAAGACGTCGATCCGGCAAAAGAAAACCGAGGATTTATACCAATTCCGGCCGCGCTTGTTGGAGACGCTGCACGGACTACAGGTAACCGTATCGGAGGTCGATTATGAACCGCAAAAAGTAGACCGGTTTTTCCAGGATATCCAAAGCATTCAGGAAGCTGCCAACTATCCGAAGAACCCCACAAAACTGTGCGACTGGTGCGATTACCAGGAATACTGCATGAGAGGAATTGATTATATGTTACTATTGCCCAAAAACGAACGGGTCCAGGTGGATCGGGAGACTGCTCCGGTGCTGTGGCTGTACGGCGTGCCGTTCAGCGGCAAAACCACCTTTGCCAACCAGGCCCCTGACGTTTTGCATTTAAATACCGACGGCAATGTCAAATACGTCGACGGCGCCCGGATTATTATCCGGGACGAAATCAAGGTGAACGGCCGCATCAAAGAAACGGTATTCGCCTGGCAGATGTTTAAGGACGCGGTGGAAACGCTGTGCATTGGCCAGCACGACTTTAAGACAATTGTCATTGACCTGGTGGAAGACCTGCTGGAACACTGCCGGATTTATATGTACGACAAGCTGAACATTACCCATGAAGCCGATGCCGGCTACGGCAAAGGATATGACATGGTGCGGACCGAGTTTTTGCCCCAGATCCGCCGCCTTACCAATGCCGGCTATGGCGTTATCCTGATTAGTCATGAAATTGTCTCCGAGATTACCAAGCGCAACGGGGACAAGCTGGCCACCATCAAACCCAACCTGCAGGAAAAATACGCGAATAAAATCGCCGGTATGGTCGATATCGTGGGCCGGGTCATCATCGAAGAAGACGACCGCCGCTTTATCAAGTTCAAAACCGACACCGTGCAATTTGGCGGCGGCCGGTTGAAATTCGGCACCGACCGGGTGGAACTTGACTATGACAAATTCATGTCATTGTACCGGATGGCCAAGCCAGAAACTGACTCTAAGCCCAGACCGCCCGCACAAGCGGCGGTTATAAATGAACCGGCGGGTGAAGCTCCTGAAGAAACAGCCGTTGAGGCGCCTAATGAACCAGCGGCTCCTGTCGGCGAGGACAAGCCTAAGAGACGTTCCAGAAAATCTGTGTAATTGAATGTGAGGGAGAAAATTTACCATGGCAAATATCTGGGAAAAGTGGGAAAAGAAAATCGATACTACCGGCTTAAAGGACGACGTCAAGAAGGCGGCGGAAAATAAGCAGGAATTTAAGGATGTGCCTAAAGGCAAGTATGAAGTGAAAATTACCAAGCTGGAACTGAAGGGCAGCAAGAAATCCGACGATCCTATGCTGGCCTGCTGGATGAAGATTATCGTCGGCGAGTACAAAGGCCAATATGTTTTTTACTACCAAATGCTGACTACCGGCTTTGGCATTCATATGGCCAATGACTTCCTGCGCAGCCTGGAATCTGGCGTGGAAATCGACTTTGATAACTTCAAGCAGTACAACGACATGCTGATGGACGTCACGGAAGCCATCGAAACAGAAAAATTGGAATATGTTCTTGACTACGGCGAAAACGACAAAGGCTATAAGACTTATAAAATTGAGGATGTTTTCTCCGACTCATGATTTTCTTTGACTTTGAGGTCTTTCTCCTAGACTGGTTGGTGGTGTTGGCGGATGCCAACACCCAGACCTTTCATACCATCATCAACGACCCGGAAAAACTTCGCCGTTTTTATGAGAAGAACAAAGACGAAATATGGATCGGCTACAACTCGCGCAGCTATGACCAGTATATCCTGAAGGGGATATTACTGGACTTTGACCCGTACGAAATATCGAAGTTCATTATCGCCGAAGACCGCAAAGGCTGGGAATACTCCAACGCATTCAATAAAATCCAGTTCTATGTGTTTGACATCATGACCAGCCACCATGGCTTAAAGCAGCTCGAAGGCTATATGGGCAATGACATTAGGGAAACCGACGTCAGCTTTAAAACCGCCCGCAAGCTGGCCGATGCCGAACTGCGGCAGGTCGAACAGTATTGCCGCCATGACGTAGAGCAAACCATGGAGGTGTTCCTGAACCGGACCGATGAGTTTGAAACGCAACTGTCGCTCCTCAACGCCTTTAAGCTGCCCCTGAGTTATATTGCCAAGACCAAGGCCCAGCTTGCGGCCATCATCCTGGAAGCGACCCGGCAGCGTTACCATGACGAGTTTCAGATTACCCTACCGGACACCCTATGCCTCAGTAAATACCGGCATATCGCCGACTGGTACAACGATCCGGCGAACCGGGACTATAACAAGTCCTTGAAAACGACCGTCGCGGGTGTCCCGCACATTTTCGCATGGGGCGGCATCCATGGGGCCATCGACAATTACCAGGGGGAAGGGCTGTTTCTGAATATCGACGTGGCCTCTTACTATCCCGCTCTGATGATTGAATACAATTTCCTCAGCCGCAGCGTCGTTGACCCTGAAAAATACCGCCAAATCCGGGACGAGCGCATCCGGCTGAAAAAAGAGAAGAATCCCATGCAGCAGCCGTACAAGATCGTGCTTAACAGCACCTACGGAGCGATGAAGGACAAATACAACGCCCTGTATGATCCGCTCCAGGCCAATAACGTGTGCGTGGGCGGCCAGCTTTTGCTGTTGGATCTGATTGAAAAATTGGAGCCACAATGCAAAATCATCCAGTCCAATACGGACGGTGTGATTATCAAATTGCCCAACGACGATGTGGATTTTATCAAATCCATCTGCGCCGAATGGGAAGCGAGCACCCGCATGGTGCTTGAGTTTGAGGCATTTGAGCGCATCTTCCAAAAAGACGTAAACAACTATATTGTCATTCACGCGGATAAAACCTATAAGTCCAAGGGCGCCTACGTCAAGAAGCTCGATGTCTTAGACAATGACTTGCCTATCGTCAATAGGGCACTGGTCAACTATTTCACCCAAGGGACGCCGCTGGAAGAGACCATAACAAGCTGTGCGAACCTGATGGAATTCCAGAAAATCGTCAAGGTGTCACGCAAATATATGTATGCCATGCATGGCAATCAAATCCTTAGCGAGCGCGTTCTGCGCGTATTCGCCTCCCGCAGCCGGCATGATGCGGGCGTATTTAAACAGAAAACCCTGGAGCGCATCGAAAAAATCGCCAATACCCCGGCGCGCTGCTTTATCGAAAATGGCAGCGTAAATAACTTGCCGCTACCAGCGAAACTGGACGTTTCCTGGTATATCGACCTAGCCCGAAAACGTCTCCGTGATTTTGTAGCAGGTGGTGCAATGTGAATATGTACAAAGGCTATCTAAAAACCAAGGGCAAGGTGCCGCTGGAAAAAATGGAGGAGATGCGACCGTCTCCCCCGGAGCGGGGTGATTACGCCGGCGTGCTGGCCGACGACATGATCCAGATTGACGTGGACAACAAGGCGCAGGCCGAGCTTGTCCAGAAAATCGTCAATTACCTGGAACTGAACTGCAACATCCTGCAAACAACCAGGGGCCTGCATTTTTATTTCAAAAACCCGACCATGAACGGTGTGAAAAACAGGTCGGTCAAGGCGTATACCCCGGTTGGCGTTAAAGTCGATGTCGGTGTGGGCGTAAAAAACAGTCTTGTTCCCCTGGTGGTGAACGGCACAGCCAGGGAATGGCTGAACCAGACCGAGGAGCCTGACGAACTGCCCGATTGGCTGCGGCCGGTTAAAATTACCCCGGTGGACTGGTTTCATTTTGGCGAGGGCGACGGCCGGAACCAGGAACTCTTTAACTATATCATCAAGCTGCAGTCGGCTGGGCTGCCCAAACCGTCCATCATTGAGGCGATCAATCTCATTAACCGCTTTATCCTCAAAACACCGCTCACGCAGCGGGAAATCGATACTATTACCCGCGATGAGGCTTTTCCGACGGAAACGTTTTTTAGTGAACGCGGCAAGTTTTTGCACGACGGGTTTGCCCGCTGGTTTATAAACAACGAGCATGTGGCCCGGATTGATGGTGTGCTGCACATCTACCAGAACGGCTTGTACACGAACAACTGGGAGCTTTTCGAGCGTAAAATGCTGGGCAAAATTCCGACCTTAACA